CATTTGCGCCGCAAAATTTTGTGCGCGCTGGCTTTCAAGCCATTCCAATCCGAGTTCCTCTTGCCATGGCCTCGATACCGACCCTTCCTGTACGTGTACATTATTCTCTGCTAACCATCGCAGAGGCGCCGTTGAGACGGCTAAATTTTTCCTTTGTAACTCCGTCAAAGCCTCTTCTGTCTTTGTCTTAGAGATATCGGCATCTTGTCTTAACATAGCTTTCGCCATTTGCTTCGATGCCAGATAATCCGCCTCCGGCGTCGGCTGATGTACCTGTATAGGCGAAGACGTAGATGCGGCAGACCCTGCCGCCAAAGTCGGCGACAATCCCGCCGCTTTCAAGTCGGCTACCCTACGTTGGATAGCTGAATCCTCTCTTTCCCAGGTTTTATTCTGGGCAAAGATATCCCAACCGGTTTTAGCCAGACCGGCGACCGCGTCAAGAAACCCCATCTTTCTTCTCCTCTTCGGGTTTCTCTATCAATTCCTTTTTTCTTGCCTCCTCTATTTTTACTTTCCTTTCCATCGCCTTTCCCAGTCTGGCGGTAAGCTCCAATCCCTTTTGGGTCGCCTCCGCCATATCCGTATCTAGACGTCGACCGAACGGTATGGGATCATCGGTTATTACACCATCGGGCCAATCGTATTGTTCCGCTCTCGCCTCCGCGAGGCGCTGGCCCGCCATAAGCAATTGCTTTATCCTCACCTCTCCGGGGATATAGCCGGCGGTCTCAACTATGGACTCGCCGCCGCCTTCCTCGCCTTTCCTCTTCTCTAACACATAACGAGTCTGGAGCATTTCATCCTCCTCAGTAATGATCGATGAGCCCAGGCTCAGCGATCACCGGCATCGGCCTCACGGCCTTAATTTTGTTCCCTACCGATATGATCAATCCGGGATCAGCCTGATCGGCAAATATCCTTTTATCCGGCGTGCAAGTAAGGAAAGTACTGTTAAGCAAAGGGGCAGACGCAAACTGTCGGCCTATGTGCCAATAGTCAAAGGTGTCCCTCATTTGTCCGCATACCATATTGCGCTTAACGCGCATTTCGTCGTACCGTCCCTGATATCCAAATATTGTTCTATTCTCCGCCTCCACACCTGAGGCGAAAATCTCCGCGCGCTCTATCGCTTGTTCCGATAAATTTGCGAAACTGGGATTATAGAAATCCCAGTTAGAGCGCCTTAACCACTGCCGGTCTATGCCTTGCTGATACATAGATTCAGGCATCACTGACATAATGGTCATTATCAGACCATATTCTTGTGCGTGATACTTACCTATGTATCCCATATCTGCGGTGAGCCCATGACCTGCCATATTGCCCTGTGGAGTACTTGCCGTCTCTCCGGTCTGAAGTACCTCGCTAACAATAACAGGCATCTTCGCTCCACCAATATATTCCGGTCTTTGCAACCTGTCATCGGTCGGGCTAACTCCAAATTGCGCGCGTAGAAATTCTACATACCGCGCGCCCGACCGTGCGTTTCTTTCCATCCATTTTTGTAGCTGGAATGCTAGCCTTAAATCGCTCACGTCGAAGGTTGTCGCGTCCGACAGATCGACCGTATTAGCATTTAGCTGAGCCGTCGTAATATGAGTTTTCAGGTCCTCCGAAGTCGTAAAATTAGACCCATCCGCTTTTTCTAAATAAGCAAAAGGGCCATCGGAATCAGTATTCTGTATATGCTTGTTCGCTAATCCTATTTGGCTATTCATATATAACAAACTATCTACCGCCGCCGCCCACTCCGCGGAAGTAGACCCGCTTATCGGCAGAGCAGGAGCCGTACCGCGCTGTTGCCAAGGCAGTGCGGATGTAAAGTAGTCTTTTGCCCAACACCTATTTCTTATAATCTCACCATTCAATGCTATTTCTGGCTGTATCGTCTCGTCTCTATAGTATTCGTTGTATATATAATTATATGCAATCCTCGGGAAGTCGGGGGGCAGAGCCCCCGTTGGGTTTACCCCTGTAGGGAACCCTAGATAATCCCACAGCGACCCTATCGCCGTATTCGTCGGCGACCATCGAGGCAGGGCGGGCTCCTCATCGCCCGTCACACCTCGAGTAATCAACTTTTCCCAGTCTGACCACAGAAGGCGATACGGTACAAAAAACGTATGTAAATATACGTTTATTGAGTGCAGTATTGGCGCGACCAGTGGCTGAAATCGGACAATTACCTCGTTGCCGATCTGAAACATGTCACCAGGAACCATCTCGTCGCACATGACGGGTATCAACTGTCCCATGTCGCAGGTAAGCAACTTGGAATAGCTCAGATCAAATACAGACCTTCCCGGATGAGCATTAGCGACCGACTCAAATTGTCTGGGCATCTTACTCTCCTCCCAACATAAGCTGGCGATCCATTATTTCTATCCGCGACGGACCTACTGGCGTTATCACCATCGTTGCGATGTCCACATCGCCTATGTAATAGAGCCAGTACGCGTCCGAATCCGACGGACAGACTTGCTGTAGCGCGGCCCTGTAGCCGCGCATGGCGACCCCGTCATTGGGCGCCATCATCACCGGACCCATTTCCTCCGCCACCCGGTCGTAGATCGTGTACAGCCGATTTTTCGTAACCATAATCACCTCCATTAGCTAATTATATAACAGGAATAGCGCCTGTCAACTGGCCATATTGCTCTCTAGTTAGACAATATGGCCGGCCAGGCTCACCGCCTGGCATCCCTCCCGATGGCCCTCTTAAGGCCTTCCAAGCCCTCCCTACGCATCAGACGCAGGGAGGACACCTGCCTACGCAGATCTACGGTCCTATAGACCGTAAGCCGCCTCTCGGCGGCCCTCGTCCTCGCTCGATTCACTCGCCACCTCCTAAGACTGCCGCGGCCCTATCGGGCCTTGTCTACTTGCGGGCATAGCCCGCAAGTTTAATTTTTTTTCTGGCGACCCATCATTTCTTTCTGTGTCTTTAGCGCCTCCATTCTCTGCCGCCTAACGTCGGCCTTATATCCACCATAGTCTTTATCTTCGACTCCTCTCTCCTCTAGTACCTGACGGAGCTTATCGTCTCTTTGTAGCCTATGGTTTTGTATTACATCATCACTGATGTATCCTTTTTCCTTGAGGCGCTTAATATAATACCTTGGTATTGATGTAACTTTTCCGCGATACGTCATGCATAGCTCTCGCGCATAACGTACCTCTTTTCCTTCCAAATCCTTTAATCCTAAATTCTTTGACATTAATGCAAATGGTCTAACTGTATGACCTATTTTATCTTTCTGATTTTTACTCGCCCATTTATCCATAATATAACCTGTAACATACGCTATAGATTCGGGACCTACTCCCGATATATACACAAATCCGCGCCCCCATGTTTCGCGGATTATTTCTTCATCTTCGAACTTTCCACCAATTATAATCGCATGATAATGAGGCCTTCCGAACGTCTCACCATATTCACCGCATAAGTAATATTTTATTTTCCTTTCACCTATTTCTAACCTATATCTTTTTAACCATCCTTGTACATGAGCCTTCACCAAATTAGGCGGTAAATGCTCATCATTATAAGTAAGAGTAACAAATATTGATTCCATTCCACTTGCTTCAGCCGCAATTCTTATTGCCCACTCCCGGCTTAGTGTTATGCGGCAGGCTAGACACCTACCACAGGGCACCGACTGCCCTTCTTTCGTCCTATATGGACTTGTACAATTCATAGTTTACCCCGGGGGTATTACCCCCGGGGTATTACCTTAAAGGCGTATCCCGCCACGGCTTGAGCCGTAGCGCTTTATTCTTTTCCCTCGTCCGCCTATGCGCACTCCCTTTGCTCCGCCTCTCTTCTTCCCTTTTTTGTAACTCATCTCTTCCCCCTTTTCGCCGCGCTCTCTTGCGCGGCCTGTATTACCTTTTCCTTCGCGGCCGATGCCGCAGGACTACCCAATAGACGCGTTAGCTGTAATATACGCGACACCTGCGTATTGCCCGAGTCTGACTTCAGCACGCCATATGTCTTTCTCTGGGCATAATCGTGCGCGGCTTCCAAGTACTGCTCTGTCGCTAACGCTTTTCTAGCCTGAGATTCCTCGATGCGCGCCTGCACCTCCGCCGGCTCCATTTGCGCCGCAAAATTTTGTGCGCGCTGGCTTTCAAGCCATTCCAATCCGAGTTCCTCTTGCCATGGCCTCGATACCGACCCTTCCTGTACGTGTACATTATTCTCTGCTAACCATCGC